TGCCGCGTAACACATCAGCAGTAAGATCGAGTAACCAAGAACCAACAACGCTACCACGACGCCATAACTCAGCCACCTCAGCAACATCAATATCATAACAATAACTTTCTGGGTCTGCCATTGGGGCGACCTCTGCATCTCCTTCTCTGACATACTGGGCACCTGCATTGGCGTTCTTAATGATGTTAAATCCTTCTGCATACGCCTGCATTATACCATACTCAATACCATTGTGAACCATCTTCACGAAATGTCCTGCACCTGGACCACCACAATGCAACCACCCATGTTCTGCAGAGGTTATGTCTGAGTCAAATTGAGTCCTGGGGGCAGCATTGATTCCTGGGGCGAGTGCATTAAAAATCCTTGCACAAGTGGCGACCGCAGTATCTCCGCCACCAACCATAAGACAGTATCCACGATCCAAACCATAAACACCGCCGCTAGTACCGCAATCAATATATTGGATACCAAGTTTTGCCAGGCGTTCTGCTCTTTTCCGACTGTCTTTAAAATTGCTATTGCCATGATCAATAATAATATCTCCTTCACCACAATATCGTAGTAACTCATTGATCGTCTCCTCTACTGTTTCTGCAGGAACAACCATTTGAAAGATTCCTGGTTGAGTCCCACCTTTTTTGTTTTGTTTAACTACTTGAACAAGGCCTTGTATAGAAGTTGTAACACCGTTAACATATCCGTTTTCGTATGCTTCTTGGGCTTTGTCATAATTCCTCCGATAACCCCAGACTTCTATTCCTGCTTTCATCATGCGACGGGACATTCCTTCTCCCATTCTTCCTAAACCGATTAATCCTACTTTCATAACTCTCTCCTATTTGAGCTTGAGTGGATAATCCCACTTCGTAATAAGTTCTGTTTTAGATAAAGGACCCCAAACACCTTCATTATAAAGATATGGCAAAGTCATAATACGACATTGATCTCCAGTGCATAAGAGATCATCAACAATTCTCCAAGACTCTAACACTTCATCCGCATGAACAAAGTGTGATTGATCTTCATTGATGGCATCATAAAAGAGTTTCACATAACCATCAATTGCTTTTTCTACAGGATAATGATACTGAAGAATTGCAGGTTCTACCATATCATTTAGTCCAGGAGATTTAATGTCAATACGCATATCCAAATGTGGATCTGGTTGCAATCTCATTACAATTCGGTCATTACATTCGTGTCCCTCAAACAATTGTTGTGGAGGTGATTTAAATTTAATCACAACCTCAACACAATTTACAGGCATCTTCTTACCTGTCATAAAGTAAAAAGGAACTCCCTTCCATCTCCAGTTATCAACATACAAATCACCCGCAACAAAAGTTGGAGTCTGTGAGTCTGGATTTACTCCATCCTCATTTTTATAACCATCATATTGACCGAGAACTACATTATCACCTAGTCTTGTCGCTGCGAGAACTTTGACCTTCTCTCTGCGAATCTCCTTAGCATCATTCCTACAAGGAGGTTCCATTGCAATCAATGCAAGTACCTGAAGCATATGGTTTTGAAGCATATCTCTGACTGCACCAGCAGTATCATAATACTGGGCACGACCTTCACAACCGATTGTTTCAGTTGCAAAGATCTGAACTTCTTCTACATACTGTCTGTTCCAAAGTGGCTCCAATAATATATTGCTAAAGCGGGTGGCAAGGATATTATTAACAGTATCTTTACCGAGATAATGGTCAATGCGATATACTTGTTTCTCGCGTAAATATCCAGCCACCACAGATTGTAAATAATTAGCAGATTGAAGATCGGTGCCAAAAGGTTTCTCAATAATGACTCGTGATTTTTCTGCGTCATCTACCTTACCTGCTTCTTTGAGGTTTGTAATTGCATCAGCATATCTTTCTGGTGGAACAGAAAGAAAATAAGTTGTATCTTCAGATGAATCTAATAACTTAAGAGACTCTGCATCACTCAAATCACAAGGTACATACTCAAGTCTTTTAATAAACTCTTGAGAATAACTTCCCAATGCTTCTACCCAACTATCCTTAGAATGTTGAGTTCTAGAAGCACCAATAATCTTGAGTCCTTTTGGTAAAAGACCTTTCTTATGAAGAGTATGTAGTGCAGGTATAAGTTTTCTGCGACATAAATCTCCTGTCGCACCGAAGATTACAATATTTTTCACTTCTTTTTAATAGAATTCAATACTTCTTCCCAGTCCTTCTGGAAAAGATCTAGACCCTTATCGGTCAAGATGTTCTTGTACATTCCCCAGAAAACAACTGGAGGAATTGTAACCACATCTGCACCATTGAGTGCAGCCTGTTCTACTTGTCGTACATCACGAATAGATGCAGCAAGAATCTGTGTAGATGTTCCAGAGTAATCAAATGCTTTGCGGATGTTTTTGACGATCTCAACACCATCAATTGAGTTATCCATCCATCTTCCTACAAAAGGAGAGATGAATGTTGCACCCGCTTTGGACGCAAGGATTGCTTGTGCAACCGAGAACACCAAAGTTACATTGGTTTGAATTCCTTTATCGGAAAGAAACTTGCAAGCCTTAAGTCCTTCTACCGTGCAGGGAACCTTAATGGTGACTGCAGGCGCGATTGAATAAAATTTCTTTGCTTCTGAAAGCATTTCCTCTGAAGTATCTGCAACAACTTCCGCTGAGATACTTTGTAAGTTCTCAAACTTAGAAAGTTCAGTAATGACTTCTAGAAGTTGTCTACCGCTTTTGAGAATGAGTGATGGGTTTGTAGTGACTCCATCAATTAACCCTGTCTCGTAGGCTGGTTGAATAAAAGAAACATCAGCCGTGTCCAAAAAAATCTTCATTTGTCTTTCTCCCGTTTATGGATAAGCGTGCCCTAGTCCCCAAATAACAAATAGTCCAATTGATCCAAATATACAAATACTAGAAAAAGTTAAATGGTTCATGTTAACCTCCCCCGTCTCTTCGTCCGTACATATAACCTATGATAAGACCACACATAAACACAACAAAAATTAAAAGTTGTTTTGTGACGAACTCAATAAGTTCGTTCCATTCCGTAATCATCATCATCCTCATAGGTAGATGGTTCTTCAAAAAGTTCTTCCATTTTTTGTTGTAGAACTCTTTCTTGTAGTTCTTTTAAGTCTTCTTCTGTTAAAACAATCATTTGTCCTTTAGTAGTTCCTCTATCCGTTTACGCATATTGTTGCTGTCTTGTTTCAAATAGTCTCTGAGAGAATAACCTCGTTGACCTCTCATAATACAAGTTCCTTGATAGAACATCGTTGCAGCAAATACTAAAAGAAAAACAATTCCTATTATTTCAGGGTAATGTTGAGCCATGGTAGTACTGGTGGAATAACTCCAATAAGTCTTAGCAGTCCTTCAGCAAATAAAGCAAGAACCACCCAACCAACACACATAGAAATAATGGAAGCATTCCTATTGTGCCTTCGTATAGCAGCATCAATCATCTCCTGAACTTCGGAACGACTTACAAGTTCATCTTGTTCTCTATCCATTTTTAACCTCCCTTAGATAACAGCGATACATTTCTAAAGTTTGATTGTCACATTCATTTTTATCTGAAGGGGGATTCCATCCCTGACTCAAAGTAAAATCACAAAACTCATAAACATCCTGAGTAATTACGATTCCAACTCTAACTAAAGAACTAAGGAGGTATGCTCTCTTTTGAAAACATTCATCTTTAAATCTCCAATCATGAGTTGTAGTCATCTTTATCTCCAAGAAACTTTGCTAGAGGATCTCTTCGCGTTTTGACGATCTCACATGCCCTTTTATAGAACATATTATCCACATTACCAGAGGCTTCAAAAGTAGCCTTAATCTTCACCCAATTCAAGTAGGTGTGGTCGTCCATATGAATATTGAGTTGTACATAATTATATACTAATCATGGAAGCCTCAACGGCAACCTTATGTGTTCAACTCGTAACACTCATTAAGCAATAATTAAATTTGTAGTAATTCTAAACGGAAAGGGTGGGATTTGAACCCACGGAGGCTACTAACCTCGCCGGTTTTCAAGACCGGTGCCATAAACCACTCGACCACCTTTCCAACGGAGGATGTTGGATTTGAACCAACGGATGCACTTAAAGTACATCGGGGGATTAGCAATCCCCTGCATTAAACCTAACTCTGCCAATCCTCCTATCGGATTTCAAAATCCAGTTTACGAACTTTGCGAGCTCGTCTGGACTCTTGGAAAGCAAGTTCAGATGGACTGAATAGACTATCTTTCTTATTTTCCTTTATTGAGTTTAACATAACAACTTGATTTAGGTCAACAGCAGTGATGGTGTCTCCCTTTACAAGTGTCATATTATCACATCCACAACATACTGATTTTGTTGGATGCGACTCCAACTCGGTGTTACACACCTTACATCTTACTTTTAACATTGTACTATACCTTTAATCAATCTTCAGTTGTTTCTTCCGTAGTTTCTACCTCAGTTTCTTCCGTAGTTTCTAGTTCTTCTTGAACCTTTTTTGTTGGTTTGTCTGAGAATGATCTTAACATCCAAACAAATTTACCATGAGATTCCATTAAATCTTGGGCCAAATTTGCAGTTGCATAAGACTTTTGCGATTCTGCTTCTTCTGAGACTTTCGTAAGCATTTCACAAAGATCTTGATTTGACTTTAACAAATCGGAAATCATTCCTTGTGCATCTACTGAACTGGAAGCTTCTTTGACTCCAGATACCTCAAGAACTCTTTTTAAACTACTGAGTGGTTTTACATTTAAGTATCTCATATGTTCGGAGAGTCTGTCAATCTCCTCAAACATAGTCTCGTATTGTCCACCAAAAAGGGTATGAAGTTGTTGGAAATCTTGTCCTACAACATTCCAGTGGTATACCCAGGTCTTATGGAACAAGACGAAAAGAGATGCCTGTGCATCACTCAGTAGCTTAAAAAGTGTTTCCATTATACAGATACTTTTTCAAGTATTTATAAAGTGGGCGATGACGGGATCGAACCGCCGACATACTCGGTGTAAACGAGGCACTCTACCGCTGAGTTAATCGCCCAAAGAGCGGAATACCGGATTTGAACCGGTGACATCCAACTTGGAAGGATGGCGTTCTACCACTGAACTAATTCCGCATGAGACAATTATAAACTATGTAGTTCTAATTGTCAAGTGTCGCTGAAGGGACTTGAACCCCCACGAATAAATTCACTGGAACCTAAACCCAGCGCGTCTACCAATTCCGCCACAGCGACGGACTCCCCCGGCAAGGATCGAACTTGCGACCAATCGGTTAACAGCCGACCGCTCTACCGCTGAGCTACAGAGGAATAATTTGGAGAATAAATCTCCAACGTTTCGGACAGGACTTGAACCTGTGACCAACTGCTTAGAAGGCAGATGCTCTATCCAACTGAGCTACCGAAACATAAGACAATTATACCCATTGAAAGTTGAATTGTCAAGGGGGATGCCTAGGAAGGGTAACCCTCTACCAACGGAGGACCCCAGAACTAGGCAATGGGAAATACTGAACTTGAATCAGTGACCTCACCCTTATCAGGGGTGCGCTCTAACCAACTGAGCTAATTTCCCTCAACGGAGAGAGAGGGATTTGAACCCTCGGTGAAGTTACCCCCACACAGACTTTCCAGGTCTGCTCCTTAAGCCACTCGGACACCTCTCCATATTTAGAGTATAGAGTGGGGGAGGAGTGTTGTCAACCCCTCCCTCCTATTCTATTGTATCAAACTTCTACCGTGATCAGTCGGTTGGCATAATCATGAGCATACGAAGTGCGAGCACCATGATGCCCCCAACCAATCCAACTATACGCATAGTCCATGTAACGATTGATAGATTTGCCAGGAGTTTTCATCCTGTCCTCAATTCGTTGCCATTGAACTTCAGTCGTTAGATAACGAAGTTGCGTGTGAAGATCTGATGGAGAACCACCAATCTTCTTAGCAAAATCACCCAATCCATAATATCTGTTGGCAGATGTCCATTGAATCAGTCCGTAACCGCCGTAGCAACTACGCCAACTGGTTCTACTACCACCTTCACATACATTAGGCACGAATGTTGATTCCTGTCTAATGTTGCCCATGATGGTAGCAAGGGCGTTTCTGTCTTTAATACCACGATCCTGGAAGTATGCCAGGGTAGCATTCTCATGTTCATTACACCCTTTACAAATAAGCCTTTTCTCTTTTGGCTTTGGTAATGCAACCTCGCGGATTGCTGTCTTCTGACCATCAACAAGATCAAATTCCTTAATAACGGAAAAGGGCGCTTGTCCTGAAACAGGAGGCGGCGGCCCTTGCATCTTGTAACTCTGGAATGGCAGTGTTGCCGTTGTGGTTGTAACCGATGCCAAAAGGGGCAGGGCTACTGTAAAGAAATTTTGCATTAACTCCGATTGAACTCTACATCCGTATAGAAAGGGGGTACACCCTTTTCTCAAAGGGCACTTTCCACGGCTCTAATTGTCACTTCACTTTCTCATAATGAGAAACCCGACACTTTTGGTATCGGGTTGTAACATAATATCACATATTTAGTTGTTTGTCAATTATTCAGGATTCTGATACCAACATTGTCTCACGAAACTCCTCATAAACCGCACAGGCATTAAGATAATCACCCATTTCTGCGAGATAATGAAGACGATCAATAATACTATCTTTGAGGTTTTCAGCTTGATCAATCATTTGATGTTCCATGAAAGTAGTCCTTCCTGTAGTAACGACCGAGTACATTGCTATTGTAGTACTTGGGTTCCCCAGTGTCAAGGGCTTCTATCAAAACATTATTCAAGAACAGTTGTCTGGTTTCTTCGTAGTTACATTGTCCTTTTGTTTTATGGAGGCTAAGTATTGTTCTGTTACAGGATGCTTTGCCCCAAATGTTAATATCGGCTTTGAGTTCAGGACAGGAACCGTAATACTTTTTCCAATCGGACTCCGACTTAGCTTTTCTAGATTTTCCTCTTGGTGTGCGGAAAGACCAGAAATACTTTCTACCAATATAACTACGACCAGTTTTATTGCAGTGAATATG